GGGAGAGACCATAGAACTCATAAGTTCACTATATTGAGTGAATCTTATAGCTTCATCATGGGACCCTTTACTACCTCACCCTGTAGTAGATGATGACAATTTTGAACTATGGTGTAAAGGTGCTCCATGCAAGCCAATTACATTGCTTAACAGTTTAATGTTCCCCTCAGAGATAAAGGATATTGGTGTGTTATCACAGAATCTTAGGAACAGGCAGTATCATAGGCCTGAAACTGACTATGATCTCAGAAGATTTTTGCAGATATTGAAGCAATTCACAGATAGGAAGTTAAGGGGAACAAGGTTTAATGACATGAAATATGACTACACTGAATTGGGGATGGAGTTCCAGGGTACCCAGCATGATTACACAGTCACCCCAGAGATGCTCAGATCAATCAAATCAGACACATTAAACTTCCTCAATGAGATCAGCACTAAAGGGAACCTAAAGGAAGGTATTGACCACCTGCTTGTGTCAGATACTATCAATACTATTTCTAATGCATTTGGAAGAATGGATGAGGACAACCAGCAAGAGGAACTTTTAGAAACTGGGGAAGGCTTATACTCCGAGAGTGTCTCCTCAGATTATTCTGAGATAGCAGCTGAATTGGAAGATCTTTTTGGGTCAGCAGATAAGGCTATTGAAGAAATTAGAACTCAGAATCGGATTGGGTTCAGAGGCAATGTGAGGCAGGTGGAAGCATACTTTTCATCTTTACTGGATATTTATGAAGACATGCCCACTTCAGCAACAGCGCTAGAATTACTTAAGACAACTGGATCTCTTGAGGGTGTGAAGCTGCATGGGCCAGGCGGGGCATTGCTCAACATCTTGTATGACTCAGGTGAATATGTGGGGTCATATCTATCTGAAACCCTGCAAACTTATGAGACTGCACCTTTAAGTGATTTTATGTCACAGAGTTCTGCCCAGGGGTTAGGAGCTGAGAATTATGAGGTGCTGAAACAGGAATTAACACAACTTAATTCCATATTGCCCACCTTGGATGGTCCTTTATTGAGCACTATGTCATTACGGAAGAAAAGAATAGAGTCAGAGTTAGCTTATTTTGAGAAGGCACTTCAATCTACAGCTTATAGTAATAAGTTGAGTCACATTGACAAGAAGAGTTTCTTAATCAAATTGTATCAGGAGGTCATGAGATCAGGCTATTGGGAAGTTCCCACTCTACACCCAAATGATGGGGTGATGGTTGAATTGCTAGTCAGTTATGCATTAGATGGCTTAATGGCTAGCACATCACTTGGGTTAATCAGCCAGCATGAAGCCGAGTTGGCAAGAGTGAGTGGTTGGTCACCAATATTAACAGAAGAATTGATAAAGGCAATCTGTCTTTACCTTAGGTTGTCCTTGGTCATCAAAGTGGATGATAATGTTGTATTTGAATACACCAAAGGTGTGTTTAGAGAAATTCTAGTGGTGGAGATGCAATCCAACTATTCATAATTCTATTAATGTTGATTGGAGTGATTAGTTGCACCTTGGGGTTCCTATTGTTAAATCAGTTGGATCTTCCAAGAAGCTAAT